CAAACCTTGGTCTCCTCCATCCGCATTGGATGCACCCGAGCCACCTGAAGGCTATCATCATCGATGGATTCGACATGAGATCCGTGGACAATCTGACACTAAAAATTTGTCAGCGAAACTCCGCGAAGGATATGAACCTGTGAGAGCAGACGAATATCCGGATTTTGAGTCTCCCGTAATTGAAGAAGGCAAACACGCAGGTGTCATTGGAGTAGGAGGGTTGATATTAGCCCGTATACCTAAAGAAACTGTCAAAGAGCGCGAGGATTATTTTAAAACTCGGACCGAAGGTCAAATGGACGCAGTTGACAATGATTTTTTTAGGGACGGCACACATCCTTCCATGTCGGTACATAAACCGAACCGACAAACACGTGTAACAATGGGCGGTACTAGAAAAGCTGACGAAAAGTAAGTTTTTAAGGTACCGAATAGTAATCGTTCATCTTTATTTCGGAGGAAATAAATGGCCAATGTAGATAAAGCCTTTGGGCTTCGTCCATATAAAGGTGCCGGATGGCCGGTTCAGCAAGCAAATAAATATAATATTAGTCCTTCTTCAGGATACGGTACAAGTATCTATCAAGGCGATATTGTTATATTTAGTGGTGGTTACATCGAAACTGCGGCAGCTAGTTCTGCCAATATTGTTGGTGTATTTTCACACACCTATTATGTTGCTTCTGACGGCACTCCCACCTTTAAGAACTATTACCCAGCCAGCACGACAGCACTCGGAAGTGGCGCCATAGAAGTATATATCTATGACGACCCCAACCAACTGTTTCTAGTACAAGCAGATGGTGCTTCAGCCGTGACATGTATAGGCAGAAATGCCGATACTGATGGCATTGGTGGTAGTACGACAACGGGCGTTGCAACCAGAGAACTTGACTCTAGCACGATCGCCACAACCTTAGCACTTCAGCTAAAGATTGTTGGCGTGGTCCAAGACGATTCTAACGGAGACCTCACGGCAGATAATGCAAATTTAATCGTTCTGATTAATGAGCATTACATGCGTGGTGGTGTAGCAGGAACTTAGGAGTAAATAATGGCTATAAGTAGAGCGCAACTTGTAAAAGAGTTGCTTCCAGGCTTAAATGCTCTTTTCGGACTTGAGTACGCTCGCTATGATCAGGAACACGAACAAATATTCGAGACTGAATCTAGTGATCGGGCTTTTGAAGAAGAGGTCATGCTCACCGGTTTTGACACAGCCCCCGTTAAATCAGAAGGAGCGGGAGTAGCCTTTGATCAAGCGCAAGAAGCGTTTACATCAAGGTATACCCACGAAACGATTGCTTTGGCTTTCAGCATTACGGAAGAAGCTGTCGAGGATAATCTTTATGACAAATTGTCAGCAAGATACACTCGAGCGCTTGCCAGAAGTATGTCGAACACCAAGCAAGTCAAAGGTGCAGCGGTATTGAACAATGCTTTTAATACAAGTTATCCAGGCGGAGACACGAAAGCGCTTTGCGTATCAGACCATCCAACGGTGGGTGGTCCCGATTTGCGTAATGTACTTTCAACAGCAGCCGACCTGAATGAAACTTCATTAGAACAGGCATTGATTGATATTGCGGCATTCACAGACGAACGCGGTTTAAAAGTTGCTTTGCAGGGATTAAAATTAATTATCCCTAAAGAGCTTCAATTTACCGCTGATCGTTTATTGGAAACTCCCGGGCGAGTAGGTACAGCGGATAATGATATTAACGCTATTAGAAATATGGGCATGGTCCCAGAAGGCTATACTGTTAATCATTATCTTACCGACACAGATGCGTGGTTCATCAAGACAGATTGTCCTAACGGTTTAAAAATGTTTAACCGTGCGGCAATCAAAACCTCGATGGAAGCGGATTTTGATACCGGTAATGTACGTTACAAGGCGCGTGAAAGATATTCGTTCGGGTGGTCTGACCCCCGAACTGTCTTTGGCACACCCGGAGCATAAGCTAAATGGAACCTGTGATGGGGGGGTTTCTCACTCAACCCCCATCAACCTTAAGTTTTTCTTTATATTTATCCCGTTTGGAAGTAATATTGAAGGGAACTTATTAACTAGGGTAAATTTACCTATCGACTGACCTAGCAGACAAGCCAAGACGATAGGGTTTTTTTCAGGAGAAAAATAATGGCAAATACAACCTTTAATGGACCAGTCAGATCGGAAAATGGTTTTGAACAAATCAGCAAAGCATCTGGAACTGGGGTCATTACAACAAATCTGGACATTGATTCCAGTGGAAATATAACCACAACTGGGTATCTTTCTGCTTATTCTAATGTCAGCAGTATTACATCTGCTACCAAATCAGTAGAATCAACCGATTCAGGCACAGTTTTTACTCTTAATAGAGCAGCAGGTATTGTGGTAACACTGCCGACTGCCGCAGCAGGATATAACTATACCTTTATCGTTGGTACGACTTTCACAGGTGCAGGACAGATCAATACAGACAATGCCAGTGATTTATTCTCTGGTTTTGCTACGATCTTTGATCCAGCAACTGCGACAGATACCAATACCTTTATTCCTGATGCCAGTAATGACGATACCATTGACTTGGGAGCGGCAACACAAGGATGGCTAGTAGGCGGAATTATTCGCCTAGTGGCAACTTCAGCTTCAGTGTGGCATTGCGAGGCATTTTTACATGGTGATGGTACTTTAGCCACTCCATTTGAATAAGGAGTGAATTATGGCTGATTCAGTTACAGGCCCTACCACTCAATACGACTACGGTAAGAAACTTATTGTCTATTGTTCTGTTTATTCAGACGGAAGCGGAAGTAGTACCACTTTGGTGGATGTTTCTGCTTTGAATCAATCAGCCAATAAAGAAACATGTCTTCATGTAGCTTTGAATAAAATATGGTACACAGTTGGAGGAGGAACCGATGCTCCTGCATCCCTAGATTGGGACGCAAGTACGGATGTTACTTTTCTAACTCTGTCCTATGACAATATGTTTGATTTCAGTTCTATTGGTGGTCTGGTAAATACGGAAGCATCTGGCTATACAGGGGATGTTTTGTTTGTTATTCCATCGACTGCTGATGCAGGAAATGAATATACTGTTTGGTGTGAGTTTTTGAAATATTACGAAGCACCTAATAACTAGGAGTAAAGAATGCCCGGAATGACAGAGAGAAAACGATACATGAGGGAAGAAACCACTGCACGTGGGGACTATGCGGTTGTTCCACATAAATATAAAACGGGTGGAACAGTTACGAACTATAAGAAAAAGTATCGTAGGCCTTAATAATGGCTACTTCAGGAACAACCACGTTTGACCTGAACGTCGCTGAGTTAATCGAAGAAGCATTCGAGCGTTGTGGATTGGAATTAAGGACAGGTTACGACTTAGAAACAGCCAGACGTTCCCTTAATTTAATGTTTGCCGAATGGGCAAATCGTGGTCTTAATCTTTGGGTCATTGTTGAACGAACAGAAGACCTGACTGAAAGCACCACCTCCTATGATCTGGATACGGATTTAATCAATGTTTTGTCCGCTGTCGTCCGGCGTACGTCCGGAAGCACCTATACGGATTACCAGTTAAACCGGATGAGTCGAAGCGATTACCTTTACCTTCCGAACAAAGCAGTAGAGGCACGTCCAACCCAGTTTTATCTGGAAAGGACAATAACCCCTAAATTGTATCTTTATCCGACTCCGGACGATTCAACCGATGTTTTTCGTTATTATGCACTGACCCGGATTGAGGATGCAGGGGACTATACCAATACTTTGGACATTACTTTTCAGTTTTTACCGGCAATGGCAGCAGGACTGGCTTATTATATTTCCCTTAAACGGGCACCGGATCGAATGAGCATGCTCAAGGAAATATATGAAGAGGAATGGGGCAGGGCAGCATCGGAAAATATTGATACCGTGAGCTCTCGTTTTATTCCAGCCAGAACGGTAATCTAACATGTCCTTTGCAGCCGGCAAAAAAACATGGGGAATCTGTGATATTTCCGGTTTTCGTTACCGTTTAAAAGACATGAAAAAGACGTGGGACGGTTTCTTGGTGGGACCGGATCAATGGAGCCCAAAACAACCCCAGTTGGAAGCACCCAGAGTTGGACCGGATCCCCAAGCCGTGAAAGATCCAAGACCCGATCGCACTGAACCTGTTGCAGAAGCTCTTTTGACCAACAATCCTTTTTTATCCACCAGCGGAAGTGCGGTAATCAAGGTTTTTGAATGTGACCATGGACGGAGTACCGGGGACAAAGTACGTTTTAGGGGAGCAGACGCCTTTGATGGTTTTACCATTGCAACATTGATTGATCCCGACGCTTATACAATTACCAAGGTAGACACAGACACCTATACTTTTACAGCCGTTGCTGGAACTGGAACCAGTGGAGCAAGAGGTTCCGGTCCTTTCGTTTCAGTGGGACCGGCACAAACGCTTTTGCCCTTGAACCCTTTCAGGGCTGAAGCCTCCGGAGCCAGTGCCGTGATTCATGTCACTGAGTTCAAACACAACAGGACCACGGGAGACACCGTACGCCTTAGAAAAACGGAAGCCTTTGATGGAATAACAACAATCGTGCTTGAAAGTGCGAGTGGGTATACAATAACAGTAGTGGATGCAAACGAATATAAATTTACTTCCACTGGAACCGCAACCACTGGTGATATAACCGGTGGTGGCAGCATAGCAACAGCAGGACCGGTTTAATGAGTTTTACTTTTACAACACTGAAAACAGCAATCCAGGAATACACG